ATTGTCAGCATCGGAAGCAGCAGAGTTCAACCATGCTTCAAAGAAGTCTCTGTGCATCTGGTCTTTTGTGACCAAGAATGAGATAGTAATTTCTGAATTAGTCTGACCCGTGGCAAAGCGACGCATCATACCATAGTTGTTGATCTCACTCGTGGTCAGTGCTCTGCTTGGTGTAGTTACAGAAGCAGCATAATAGTTGATAGTCTCATAGACTCTCTTAATACGAGCACCGTTCACTGCACCATTCCCACCCTGACCAAATATACCAGGTGCAGGAATCATGATCTGGAACAGATTAGTAGTTGCTGGTGCCAGGGCATTGGTAGCAACCAGATCTCTGAATGTATTAAATCTATTGGGACTTCCCACTATTGTCTACTCCAAATGATGGAACTAGGAACGTCAAGATATCGACCCACAACATTCATAGTGAATTGCTCCAAAGGGAGCGGATACTTCATATCTCTCAGGTCAGCAGTTGAGACCGTCTTGATATTACTTGCATTTGACATAAAGTATTTATGGTGGCAGCGACGAGGATATGATACGGATCCCCCTCCCCAAGATTTAGCAACAGATACTCTGGTGCTAGGTCTAAGATAATGTATGTTTCCACCAGAGAACTGCTGGTTTGCCATGTCAATATCTGTGATCAGTACCATCGGGTACTTGTCATAGAATGGCAGATCTTTGGTTGCAGCAGAGTATGAAAAGAATATAACGTCACCTACCTTAAATCCCTTAGAATCAGGCAATCCATAGAATACCTGAGACCGATACCAATCCTTAGACTGTTTGCTCCCTCCTGCTAGTTCCTTTACGTCGTTGAAGATGCTCATACCTTTAACTCGTGTTCTGTGAGTATCATGAATTCCATCTTACGATCAGCACAGTATTCTCTCGCTGCCTTCCACTTCGCATCATTGACAGCGTATGTCTTTACTTCATTCAAGAACTTTTTGGTAACTCGTTTCTGTTTCTTGGGGGGAACGGTCTGCTTCGACGGTTTAACCTCGATAATGAACCTCTGAGCCCTTCCAGTCCTGGTCCTTGCTCTGACGTAGAAGTCTGGAAAATAGCGATGAACCCGATTATCGACAGGACTAACATACGGGATGATAATCTCCTCACTGCCCCACTCCAAAACGTTTTCGTTCTTGTCACACCATACCATAAATTTTCTTTCCCACAAACTCCTATAAATAATATTTGTGGGATCCCCTTTATACTTATGAGTGTTTGATGGTCTGAACTTTCCTGAGTAACTCATGTCAAAGCAAGGTAAAAAGTCAAAGAACCTCAACAAGACCCAATCAAAGGGTTCTAAGAGAGGTGGTAGACTTATTTATCCGTTACAGATGCCTCGTGGACCACGAGGTAACAATGATGGATCAATTTCGCGTGACCGTACGTTTGGTACGGAGCAGATGGATTATCTCAAACTGATGATCTATGATTCTGAGAAGACTAATCAATATACTTATTCTGGAAAGGGCAAGAACCCTGGTTCTACTGGTAACAAGGATGCTATCCTTAAAACTATCTACCTGTACCTTCCACATGAACTGAACGAGACTTATAGCACCTCATACGATAAGGTTGCACTGGGTCCATTCGGTGACATTGCTGTGGAAGCAATGAGATCAGGTAATATCGACAACATCGCTCAGAACATCCAGCAAGGTGCTAAGAACGCCAAACCTGAGGTTGCTTTCAATGCAGTCTCTGGCATCTTCAATGGCGCTGCTAGCATGTTTGGCGTTAGTGGCAACATGAACAAGAACCAACTCGCTGCTTTGGCGAAAGGTAAGGTGTTCAACCCATATGAAGAGACTGTCTTCAAAGGTGTGAACTATCGTTCTCACAACTTCAACTTCCAGATGGCACCACGCAATGCTGAGGAAGCACAAGCGATTGAGAACATCATTACAGCACTGAGAGACGCTATGCTGCCTAACATCAGCGGTGATGCTCGCTGGTTGACTGTTCCTAGATTCTTCCGTTGTGAACTGGTGAGATACTCACCTGGTAAAGCAGCAACCACAGCGAAACTGAATGATAAACTCGCTGCTCCTGAGAGAATGTCTGTTCTTCTCACATTCCCAGTGAACATGGTTCTCACTAACATGCAGGTCAACCTGACACCATCAGGTCAGCATACATCCCTCCGCACTGCAAACATGGATGGTGTTGATTACGGTCCTGCCAGTTACAACCTGCAACTCAGTTTTGACGAGACTGCATTCATTACTCGTAATATGTACAACGGCGGCAAGAAATCGAAATGACGCATTACTTCGGATACCTACCTAACGTCAGAGTACGTGTTTCTTCGTTTAGAAAGAATAACGTTGAACCGTTCATTGCTGCAAAGAATATCTTCCGTAGAGTGAAGATCAGAGAACAGATTCAAGACGATATTCTTGGGTTTGAGCAATATACTGTCGGAAACAATGAAAGACCCGATCAGGTCGCTACTGAACTGTATGATGATCCTGAATTAGACTGGGTAATCCTTCTCTGCAACAATGTGATCAATCTCTATAATGATTGGCCTATGAGTGAGGCAGAACTCTACTCATATGTGGCGTCTCGATACAAGAATGTGAATGGAGTTCACCACCATGAGACATACGAGGTCAAAGATGACCTAGGGAATGTCTTAATGGAAGCAGGAAAGGTCGTAAACTCTACTTTCCAATATGTTACCAGTGACAATATCACTGTGGTTCCTAGTGTATATCCTGTTTCTAACTATGATCACGAGAGAGCCCTAAATGACGAAAAGTCGAATATCTGGGTTCTGCGTCAGGAATACATCGACGACTTCGTTGACGAATTTGAAGAACTTCTCCAATATGCTCCAAATGAAGAATTGGGCGATGGAGAAGATATTAAGATGACGACTGATGCTGTGGAAGAGATCTTCATCGACAAGAAACTCATTTATAGCACAGAATATGGTCTGGCACCTTCTCTGTCATTTGCTGGACAGCAAGAATTGACCAACAGAACGATTACTACCACTACACTGGATTCTGGCGCTACTGTGACTCAATCGAGCACCAGCACATCCACAAATACGGGTTCTGGACTCGTGAACTCGTCTGGTGTGATAGCAGGCACCACAGACGCTTCTAGCACCTCTCAGAGCGGTTCTAGCAGCAGCAGTAGCAGCAGCAGTGGATCCAGTTCTAGTGGCAGTTCGGGCAGTAGCGGCGGTTACTAAAAGAGACCGTTGTCTTTGCCATATTGGAGCAGTTCTTTGAGATGTCCAACATGTTGGGCACCTAGGGCAATCTGTGGATATGTGGCGTCCTTACCAAATTCCTGCTCGAACGCTCGTTGTGTGAAATGCTGATTTAGGCGGTATTCGAGATATTCCCCACCTAGTGATTTAAGCAGTGCTCCTGCTCTTTCGCATTCTTGACTGCCGTTAGAGTAAATTACTGCTGTACTTGGAATCACCATTAATCGCGTTGCCTCCATTCGTCGATCTGTTTTTGAGTGGGAACAGAAATAGAGAAAGCAAGTCCTTCCTCTACAAACTCTTCATTCATCTTTTCGTATGTCTGGGGAGTGATCTTTTCAAACTCACTCTTATGCATCTTCTGATACTGGTGGTTTGCCAGATTATCTAGAAAGTCATTAGTCACGTTGTCTCCAATCATCAGGTTTATCTTGTTTGAACCAATCGACTATTTCGTCGGCACCTGAGAACCCCGTTTTGTAATTAGATGGGTCGGGGTCTCCTAATCCCATCTTATTCATAAAATCATCCATACTGCCCTCCTCAATGTCTTGGGCAGCTTGTCGTCTTGCCTTGTTTAACCAATCCCGAGCAGTTGTGTGCCTTTTGGCGAGTTTCTCTGCCCAGATCATATCGTCAAGTTTGACTTCCTCCTTGTTGGCGATCTTCTTGCAGATAAACTCTAATCTGAGTCTGTACTGGGTTGAGAGCATACTTCGTTGTCCGCCAGATAGTGTTCAAGTTGGTTGATGCGTTGGAATCGCTGATATGCTGCCTCAGAACGAATATGGAGGATATACTGAATATCGTCCATAACGAGAGTAGGGTCCACACCGTCTTCCAGGTAC